AGGGCCTTGATAATGGTTACCAACTTTTGATAAGCAATATCATGTTTAGTAAGACCGAGTTCCATCAACTTATTTTCATCAAGAGGACTGGTACTTAATTCGCGACATGCATCTTCATAGGTTTTAACTCTATCTGTTATCTTTTGAGAGAAAAAATCTTTTCCAAAAGACTCTTCCAAAATAGATTTTAACTCGCTGGAACCACTTTTGTAGAGTTCTCTAGCTTTTTGTTCACTGATTTGCAAAGTTTTCATTGTCAATTTTATTTTTAAGTTTCTTACTAATTTTCCTGCATTGTCTTGCTTTATCACACTCACAAGGCTTCTTACAATATTTATCAATTAGCTCTGCACTCTTATCAAGAAGCCGAATAATAGTCTGTACATCTGTTTTGCATACTTCCATTGCCTTTAAGTATATGTTTGCGAATCCAAGAGAAACCACCATATATCCATTTATTTTGTTTGCACAATAATATCCTATCACCCTTGGGGTAGAATATAACCCAGCCAAATCCTTTTTTAGGAACAATGAATTCGAATCCATAATCATTTCGTTGAATAACTTCATAGCCTAAAGATTTGATGGCAGGAAGGGTTGAGTTTACAAATTGACTATAGCGTTCTTCTCTTCGCTGTTTTACAAATTGTCTGTATTCTTTTCCAGCTTCACTCATGGCAATTCTATTTTATCAAAATCAATACCTTTTTCATTCATGAAGTCACCCAAAGCAATGATATTCTCACGGGTAGTAGTAACCTTGAAAGCTCTCGTTAACAGCTCAGGCTGTTGTACTTCGGGATGATTAATAAAAGGAGGTTGTTCGTTGGCTTTTTGTCCTGCCATGGCAAACGGATTGATCGGACGGGATTTGGCTTGTTCTACTTCAGCAGCTTTACGGGCTTCTTCGGAAGCCCTTCTTTCCTGCTCTGCCTTGATGCGCGCCTCTTCTGCTGCTTTGGCACGCTCACGCTGCTCTTTCAGACGGTTGGCATACTGAATGGTGGATGTGATGTTGAGCGTATCCATATAATAAGTACGGAGGACATCGAAATC